AATCTCCTAAAAAGAAAATGAAAAAGGGCGGTGGTTGGTATATGACGATTCCATTCAGATACGCATCAAGTGAGGCGTTGGCAGAATCGGGTGCGTTCGCGGGAATTTTACCTAAACAGATAGAGAGGATGGCAAAACAATCGACGATACCTTTACGTCAGACGGATCTTCCGATACCTTTTAATGGCACGAATCAAAGAGCTACCATAGAGAGGATGAATAAGCGTGTCGATGAATATAAGCATAAAGTATCGGTTTATGCGGGTTTGATTCGAAAAGATATATCGTCGACGAACAAGGAGAAAAGAGGTGGGTATTATGTTTTCAGACGTGTTAGTGATAAGAGCGACCCTCTATCATGGTGGAACAAAGGGTTTGAGAAGCATGATTTTATGGGTCAAGCTCTTTCGAATATGAATATACAAACGACGGTTGCGGTGGCAATCGATAATTTTTTCGGGTTATGATAAGTCCAATATACAATTTAAAGGGTATAGTGCAAGCACTTTTAGAATGGGTGAAGCAAGATTTTGATAAATTTGATAATGAGGAAGATTCGTGGCTATATCAGTTCATTCATTTAGGTGAAAGAGATGGTGATGTCGAGGAATTTTATTTAATGGCAAAAGAGATTTTTCTTCGAAGGGAATCATCGAGAAACATGCTAACCGTTGAACTTGAATTTCCGAAAGATACCGCCCTTTTACCTGTAATTGTACTTCGTGAACCGTCCCGGGTGGATGGTGATACAAATATAATCGGAGCAACTGATAGCGAGGTAATTTTATTATCAGGCGGGGCTCAGATGCAAGTTTTCAGAGATTCAAAGCGTTTTAATTATGATTTGATGTGCGTGGGTTTAAACTACAAAGAGACATTGACAATCTCTGATACTTTGTACGGCTTATTGGTGGGTGCGTATAACACATTCGCACGCGACTATGAAAAAGTGAGTTTTTCACTTAGGGAGATGTTGGTTAATTCGGAATTAAATCCTTACCCTACATTTATAAGAACGGTGGGATTAGATCTTCAGAGATCAAATTTCATTCCATCGATAGAGAGAAAGATGTATCTTGACAGTATACGTTTTGAAGCGAAAATTGAAACACGCACACAGATACGAGAGGAGAAACAAGAAGAAAAAACTCGCAAGGCAATATTACAGGAGAACGATGATCCGGTGCTAAGCGAAGAAGATCAGAATTTATTAGTTGAGAAAACAGTATGGCGAAGAAAAGAACGGGAAATGTAGTTCATGAAGGCATGGCACCCCAACAAGAGAATCAAAGATTGTACACTTTATCTCAGATGTGTAATCATTTTCACATCTCAGGCATAACGAGGATAACATTATACAGTATGTTACCCGAATCACCCGGTAGAACGATCGATGAGTGGAAAAATTTTCTATTAAAAAACGGTTTTAATTTCCGTAACTGCTAAAAAGTTTTTATCTTTATGACACGAAGATTAGATTTAAAATAGTATACAATGGCAATATCAGTATATTTTAATAATAAAAAAATCACTTTGCCGGGCGCTTACGCAACGATCGCCGCAGGGGAGCAAAATGATCCCCGTGCACTTGACTATGGTAAGTGCTTGATAATTGATACCGGTGTGCTTGGTGCAAAATGGGGTGGCGGAGCGGGAATTAACGGGAAAAATGCCAACGGGAAAAATGCCAACGGGAAAAATGCCATCTATAGGTTCGATAATATTGAAGATTTTAGGTCCTTTGTTAAAGGTGGATGGTACTGGCAACTGGCAAACGCACTCTTTTTTCCGGATGCTAGTAACCCCGCGGCTGTTGGTATCTCCGAGCTTATGTTCGTGAGAGCAGCCTTAACAACACCAGCAACAATGACATTTACCGCGACCGGGGGCGGATCTAATGGTGGGGTATTTAAGATAATCACATTAGATGAGGGTCTCAATGCAAACGGTTTAAATTCCGCGGGAGAAGCTGCAACCGACGAACTTACGACGGGGTACGCGTTTTCAATTGTTTCGGGAACACTTGACCCTTCGAAGTATGTTTTTCAAATTTGGAGAGGAACATTTACGGGATTGGCACCCGATGGCGTACCGTTTAATGAAGTTCCTGCAACATCGGCCGCGCCTCGATTGATTATTGAATCACCTGAATTTAATAACATGAATGAATTAATCAGCTGGGCTCGATCAAGTTCCGCGTTCAATTCATTGTTTATGTTGGATAGTTCATCGGCACCGACAGGTACCGGGGAGATCAACAAGCAGGATATAACGGTACTTACAAAATACAGTGCGGCAACAGGCGGTAGTGAAACGTATAATAGTGAATATTTTGATAATGTTCTCTCTGCTATCGTGAATTTGGATGCAAGTTTTGTTTTCACCGATCAATATGGTACACAAAACTATAACAACGCGATGAACAAGGCGCTAATCGCTCATGTTAATAACGTGGCGAAATTTAAAAAACAAGTATTTATCGGCGTGGGAGAAGATCAGGGAGATTTTTCGACATCATTAGAGGCAGCGCAAGGATTCAATTCGTCCCATGTTTGTGTCGTTCATGGCGGCGTGGGTATGCCTTCCACCGCACTGGGAATTGGATACCGTTGGTGGGGTGTAATGTATAATCTGTGCAGCATTATCGGTCGTACGGCAGGTAAGGCGCCTCAAATCCCTGTTACAAATAAGAGTATAGGGGTTTCAAAACTAAAACACCAGTTAACCGAAACGGATAAGAAAAAAGCTCTTGATGCGGGTGTGCTCGTCACTGTTTATAACGAAAGTCTTCAGAAATTTGTTGTACTTCAGGGTATAAACACATTGCGGGATAATCAAGTGTTGTTCACAGGAAACGGGGAATCATTCTCAATTCAATTCATGAGAATCGTTGATCAGATCAATAAAGAATTGATTGTGAACAGTGAGATCGATTTGCTGGGTGCCGAGAACGGTGTAAATGCGAACACATTAAGTGTGGGTATTTTGAAAAATTGGACGGAGAATTATCTCTTAACAAGAACCGCCAATTCGAATACCGATAATCTGATTCTTTCTTATCGTAACGTAACCGTGACGAAGAAAGATGATTATTACTGGGTAACGTACGGTATTGTCATTAATAATGAGATTAATAAGATATTCTTCACCGGATTTGTATTTAAAAACTAAATAAATGGATTCGATTAAATCTTTCGGGGCACCTCAAGCCGCAGTTTATATAGATAATGAACTTGTTGGTCAAATGCAACAGGTTCAGTTCACCGAACAGACCACCTTAACTCCGGTTAGGGGTCTCGGTGACTTATTGGTCAATGAATTTGTACCGACTGCTGTTGATTGTAGTTTCAGTAGCAACTATTTCTTTATAGGATTTGATACTCCTTGGTTTAAGAAAATGTTGAACAGATACGGGTCCGTTGATGAGGTTATCAATACCATCTCATTGATGTCATTAACTTTCTCTATTGTTGTGTATCGTAAACAAGCAACTGGTGTTGATGAGACAAACCGTCTTGTTACAGAAACGGATACAACGGGAAACACCATCATGAGAGCACGCGATTGTGTCATGGAAAATATGTCATGGAGTGTCGCAACAGGTGGTATCGCAACAACAGACATTTCAGGTCGATACAAGACCCCCATGACAATGAGTTAATAAAAATTAGATATGAAGGAGAAAATTTTATTCAAAGTTAAGACATCGACTGTTCAGAACGAGTACGAGATCAATCTGCCCACAGTCGGACAGTACCGGGATATTGAGGTTTACAAACAGATGTTATCCAACGGGATGTACGCGAGTTTGGTTACGTCAGCAACAAACAGTGCGATGAATGCGTTAGATATCATTGATATCGAAGCGACATTGAGGGTGTTATGTCCTAAATTCATGGAAGATTTGAAGTGTGAAATCAGAGATTTGGGTTTGAAAGATTTCGCGGTGATCAAGGAGGCCTTTAACCGGGATGTGAAACCCCTCGCAGATGAAATTGAGAAGTTGATGAAAATTTAACGGCCATGTCGAATGAGTTTAGAGAGTTCATGGTAAAATGGAATCTCAAATTTCCGATCGACAGGTGGTATAGAGAAAAACATAAGATTCCCTTCATGTCGCAACAACATAGGGAATCTTCTTTTTTAAATATGCGGTTAGAATGGGAGGAAGATCGATTGTTTAATGAGATTCAGGATACCGATGAGTATAAACCAAATGAATGCGATTTTCTGAAATCAAGGAAGATAGATCGAACACCCGAGGATCGTGCAGCAGAAGCACGAGAGTTTTTACAAAAGATGCAGGAGGCGCAAAATGGACAATAATGCCAGGGTTAAAATTCAGGTCGATGATTCAAGGGTAAAGGAACTGAGACAGAGTGCTGCCGAATTATACGATAAGTTCGCTAAAAACGCCCGTGAACAAGCGAAGGATTTACGTGATGTTAACCGACATATATCGGAACAGATTCGTTTACTTGAAACAAGAAATCAAAAAGCGAACGCTTTAAGGAGACAAGAATTAGAGGCTGAATTTAAGGGTGGTGCAATTTCTGCGAGGGAATATAAATCGAACCTCAAGGGGCTCGAGGCGAACAGGGTTTACTATACCGCACAGGTAAGAGGTCTCCGCGAGATACTTGAAAGTGATATGTCACCCAGTAAAAGGGCGCGGGAACTTTACTCGGAAATGGCATCAGGTGCTCTGGGTTCCGGTGGTGATATTAGTTCGAATATCAACGAAAAAATCAGGCAATTTGAGCGGCAAAGTAGGATCGATCAAACCCAGCGTGCATTTCAATTAAGATCACGATATGATCAAGGGTATTTAAGCAGGGAGCAATATCGCAGTGGATTAAAGTCAATACAAGCTGATAGGCAAGGTGATGCGTTACTTATTAAACTTCTTCGTGAGATAGCGGATAACACGAAGAATGACGCTAAAAATTCAGCGGAAGAGCTTGTAAGACGACTTGGAATCACATCGAAAGACGATGCCGTCAAATGGATTGCGAGACTTGAAGGAAAAAGAACTGGTGACGCGCGGGATATAATACGGAGACAAGAAGCGGCCAATATATTAAAGCAGCAATTTAATGTTGAAATGACCCATCAAGGTGGCGGGGGGATGATTGGGATGTTGGGGAACCTTCGAGGTGGCGTAAAGGGCATATTATCCGCACTAGGACCTGTTGGTATTGGTCTTGCACTTGCCGGGGGATTGGGTTGGGGTGCGATGAAAAGGTATTCATCAGTTACTTCAGGCTCAAGGGATTTGGCCGCCATAAATGGTTGGGATTTGTCCGATCTTTGGAATGCTTCGCTTGAAAGAGGTGAAGGAGGATTATCTCTTGGTATGTCGTCGGAAGAATTTTTGAGTAGACGATTAGCATATCAACGTGCAACGGGGAGAAGATATTCAGCTCAGGCAACCATTAGTAATTTCGCACAACAAAGAGCTTTGGGGATCGATAATGGATTATATGATCAAATGCTATCAACTGGTCGTTTTGGTCGTGGTGGAACATCGCAGGGTGCGATCAGTGCGATTGCTCGAATAACTCAAAGACAATTCGGGAATCTTGCACTATTACCCGAGCTCCTAAGTTCATATCAGAGTGCGGCTCAAAGTGTGTTGAGTTCGAGAGGTGATTTTAATCAAAATACAATCGCCGGTGTTATTGGGGGGTTATCTCAAAGTGGTATACAAGGACCTCAATTGAATAGGATTGTTGGTGGTTTACAGAATATCGGAAATAATCAAAATCCATTGGCGAGGGGTCTCGCGTACAGGGCAGCTGCGATGGTTAATCCGAATGCTAGCACATGGGATCTCGGGATGATGATAGAGAATCCGTTGAATAACACCCAATTTTTAAAACAATATTTATCACAGGCATCCGGACTATCAGGAGGCAATGAAGTAAGTGCAAAATATTTACTTAAAGGGTTAACCGGATTATCCCACGCAGACACGGAAGCTCTATATAGGGCATATATTTCAGGTGATTTGGAAGGGGGGCTTGATAGGATAAGAACAACAGGGGGTGGTGGTTATGAAGAGAGAGCCCGCAATCTGACATCGCCTGATGAAAAATTTAATGCGTATAAGCAATATGGAGAAGATTTTTTGATCAACGTTGCAAAAGAAATAGGTCAATCGATTGTTTCTGCAATGCAAACGGAGATTGAGGCGAGAGAGGATCAAGTGAGAAAAATTGACGAGGTGATAGAGAAAGCGGATAATGTTGTCACAAAGGCGCTTATGGGGGTGACAAGGGCGAATCTTGATAATCCATATATATTCTCAAAATAATGGCAGTATGAAAAGTGTGGTTATAACAATAGGCGAGGATATAGAAGTTGGTACTTTTGTATCAAAATTCAATGATGATAACGGTTTAACTGGAGGTGCGCCCTTAACCGTAAAGGATTTTCTTGATTTCACAGGGTCATCGAATCTAACAAATCGACAGAAAATCGTGAAAACTTACACTCCAGAGGAACAGTTGAAGTGGATGAGCGGCGCTGATCCTACCATGATAAAAGCGGGGATTTTCGTACGGGTTCCTTTGAATAAAACGATGGTTGAAAAACAATTGATTTACGGGAAGAATCAATATCTGAAACAGGATAATTTCAACGCGTATTTCAATGAGTACCAGAAAATACTACAAAGTAGTGACGGCTATTATAAACTTGAATCACTTATATCACACATCGACCGGGTATCTATTGACGCACAGATTGTGAATTTAAATGTTCGTGTGTGGATTTATAGTAAAGTATTAGATGAGTTGATAGATGTATCACCTCTCGTTGTGGCATGTAACACATCGAAGAACATGGCAATGGGAGCGTTTTCGATAACACTCAACCCTGCTAAAAGTTTGGAGTTTGATGTTGAATATCCGACCGCAGTTAACCAGAAAGGTTCCGTTAATACGTTTAATTTCACGGGGAATCGAGATGAATTGATCGCTGATTATTTTGAGAAATATATACAGTATAATGATCTTGTTTTTATAAGATTTGAAAGGCTACAAGTTGAGAAGGATGATGTTGGATATGAAAGTGGTCAAGTGCTGAAATTAAGCACCCTCGCCAACCCGATTACCGATCCAAATGAGAACCCATCATGGTACCGCGTTTGGGATATGATGGGGTTGGTTGATTCCGTCGATGTAACGACGAATTTCTCATACACTGATAAATCAATTTCAATCAAAGGACGTGATTTTATGAAACTTTTATCAGAGGATGGGTCTTATTTTTATTCGTATCGATTTATGTCGGCGAGCGATAATCGTTTCATGTGGATGGGTGATGAGAATTCGGGTGTGTTTAAAAGAAACATTCTAACAGGTCAATTTGAGCAATATTTTCTTAATTACAGCCTGAAAAGTATAAAGGAATACCTGGGATTTGTCGTGAATAGATTATCAAATCTTGGGATAATATCAAGTAATGTTTTTAGTAGTTATGGGGAGCGATTGAGTAAATTGAACAAGGTTGAGGGAATAGATGATGAAAATCGAAATTTAAAGGGAGTTTGGTCGATCATAAAGTTCTTTTTTGATGAACATATTAACGACCGGGTTTTATCCGGGGATCTGGGTGGCGCGGACGGAACGCTTCTCGAATTATTTAACAGGATATGTCAGCCACCGTTTGTCGAAATATTCGGTGATACATGGATTGATATGTTTAATTTTACCGTCAGACAGCCACCTTTTACTGGTGAGTCGATTAGAAGTGTTATAAATGATTCGGCGAACTATATCACGATAGAAAACAAGGATTTGTTAAATCTAACCCTTGGATATGATACAACATCATACGCGTGGTATCAGGTAACACCATCGGATACATCGACCGGGGAGGAGGGTAAAACAACAGCCGCAAACATCCCAGTCGTCTTCCTACCACAGATAGCGGAAGTGTTCGGGAATAAACGTCTTCAAATATCAGACATCTATTTGTACACGGGTGCGTTAAAGGGGCAGGAGCAGATAGGCGATATTGATTTCATATCACAAGCGATATTAAATGACCTTCTGTTTTTGATCGAATCATTCGTGTATCTACCCTTCACAAGAAAGGGAACCATTCAGATTAATGGTGATAGAAGGATAAAGGTTGGAACATTTATCAGACTTGACGCAACAGATGAATTGTATTACGTTACCGGCGTCGATAATAGCCTTACGATAGGTTCAAATATTGACAGAGTAACAACAATTCAAGTCGAAAGAGGGATGAGATGGGATTTGATTAAGGGTGTTGATACTGGTGAAGTGAGGATGGCCCGGAACCCGCGAACAAACACGGTTGGTTTGGGATTTGAAAAGGCAAGGACGACAGTAATCGATCAAAACAAAACAGTTCCCGTTCGATACTCGTATTTTAATATTGTGAACACTGAAGAACTACGTAAATCGATATTGGAGAATCGGAGAACGGGAAACGCGTTTAATTCGTCATCGATGATAAAATCTGATTTCAATATAAACGAAGATGTTTTTGAGTACATGCTAAAAAGAAGATATTTATAACATGACAATGAAATTTAATAAAGGTGTGACAGGAATTCCCGTTCTTAACGGAGGTTATTCGATTGAGATCGGGTACGTGATATTACCCGCTGGTGTTGAAAGAGATAATTTTATTGATACCTGTGATAAAAACCTCAGGGTTTCAGTCATGATAGATCGAAATAACGCGGTTATACATAATTGCCTAGTTACCGAACAGGTTTATCAATACCTAAAAATCCCGGAGTCAGAGAATGAGCTGGGTACTCCGATTATTTTGGTTAAACCTGAATTCGGTGAAAAACCACTAGTGATAGCGACGATTCCAAGTACGAATAGTGGTGTGACATTCAAAGAGGGTGATTATCGAAAAATCTTTCAGGATGATAACGGATCGTTTCTAATACAAGCATCACTCAATGACCAAACTTTACTTGTGAATGTTGACGGGATAGGCCCCCGGAAATTAAAGGTTGTTGTTAACGGTGACGAGGGATCCGGGATTGAACTCAACACGAACGGTGATAAGATGGAAGTTGTGAATGGGAATGTTTCCGTGAAATCTTTCAAGCAGATTGAAGCGACCGTGATTGATGTTGAAAATGAGAAAACGACGACCGCGTTGTTAACACCCACATCAACGAATGTCACGTCATCGATGGATGTTAATATTGAAGTCGTTGATCCCGAAAGCGGTGATACGTCAAAAATTTTTATCGATAAGGAGAATATAATAATTGATCCTTCAATAAAAATGAAAGTTAAGGGAGGTAGTGAACCGATCCCTTTAGGTGATACGTTGAAGGGTATTTTGGAAAAGATAAATTCGAATATAGATACTTTGAAACGGGCTTGGTCAACTGGTTCCGCGGCAGTCACACCGGCAGCACAAGGGAGCCCAGGGGGTGGCGGTGGAACAGCATTCACAGCAGGTGTTAACGCGGTCGCCGGTATACAAGCCCCCGATTTAAGTAAATTAAATTCTGAGATATCCTTTACGGATTGAAATATTTTGCGTAATTTTAACTGTAAAATAGAGTGAAATCATGTCAATAGATTCAGTTAATAGACAGTATACGAACCTTGTTAGGTCAATAGGGCAGGCGGCTTTGAGCAGCTTATCACCTCATGACTTTGAGTATTACATGGTGGCACTCGAATTAACGGATGGATCGGGTAGGACGATAGATTATTTTTCATTCCCGGTCTTACCCGCATCAATTCAGAAAACAGAACCTAAAAGAACGAATATAAAGCAATCGAATACTGGGATTACGGTGTTAAGTAGCACAGCGTTCGTACCTCAACAGATTACTATAAAGGGTAATTTTGGAAGGTTTTTTAAATTGATACTTTCAACGAAAGGTCCTACTGGAAGCGCGGTTGCATATTCCACGTCGAGGGGTGTTTATGACTTATATCAGGCGAAATCGAAAAGTTTGATAGTTAATTATCCCAATTTTGATGTTGGTGTGAAGAGTGGTTTCGGTGCCATGAATTTACTCCGTGCGATTATAGCGAAATCAAACGGGATAGATGATCAGGGATTACCCTTCCGGCTGTATTTTTATAACATGGCTTTAGGTGAGAGCTACCTTGTCACGGTTCCCAGTAACGGATTGACGCTAAATACTGATGCTGATAATTCAAATACGTTATGGAATTATAACTTGACATTAACAGCTATAGCGCCTTTGAGTCTGGTGCTATCAAAGAAAGCCTATGAGGGTTCATTGAAGAATTCACTGCAAACAGGGATCATTCAAAAAGGTGTTAATGTTCTTTCGAATCAATTGGGTTCATTAATTCAAAAGTGGGCAACTGATACTTTACCGTGATGGAAACAACGAGTGCGGAAAAATATTACAATATAACGAGAATTGATATAGCTCAATTTTTTCAGGATGTCGTTGATTTTATCAATCAAGGATATCCATCCATTTTATCGTATTATGAAGGTGGAAATCTACCGGCCAATAGTTTAAAAGTACTTGACGATCTTCTTTTTAGAGCGGAAAAGATAGATGCCGCGTTTTATAATTTTTCAGGGCAGATGAAGACCACTGATATGTGGGATCTTTTAGATACGTTCGAGGATACTTGGGGTCAATTACTCACGATCAATAATACCAGTAAATGGATGAGAAGTTCGAGAGTGGGAAGGTATGACGGGAAATTTTACCTTGAAAGAGCGTTAGCGGATTTCGAAAATTTTGAACAAGTCGCATCAAGTGTGGGTAGTAATGATCCGCAGAATGACTGGGAAAATATAGCGATTGATAATTTCATTATAGAGGAGAAATATTCTCCTAGAAATGGCGGGCCGATATTTAAGATCAGTTTAAGTAGCACGGCTAATTTTGGGATACAGACCGTCGTTGATAGTTTGGTGGGCGAAAGAATTCTCGGAAAAGATATCGATAAGCGTTTTTATTTCAAGGATAATGATTTAGCGATAGTTGAATACAAGGATGCGATAAATCAAACTATAGACACGATAATGAATACTCTCAAGGGAGATATTCCTGAATTTCCAGAAGATGGTATATCGAATGAATTCGTGGGAACCAATGTTTCAGCGATACAGTACCCCACGCTATTCAGAAATTTATCGACGATGTTCGCGAAAGACGATCGGTTTATAGAAGTAAATTTATTATCTTTAACTCGTGAAGATGATTACATAATCATGAAGATAAAGATAAGAACGGTTAACAGTGATAGTTTTATTACAAATATAAACGTATGATAATAGGCGTTAAACATACAATATCCCTTCTGAAAAGTTTGTTCATCGAGTTGTTCCTGAATAAAACTGATAAAGTGTCGGATATCAGCGATAACTCGGTTGTGAATGCCACGGCTTTCGGTGTTGCGAAAGTCGGGCAGAAGTGTTTAAAGGACGTCGCGATCGTGGCGGCACGCATATTCCCGGATACAGCTTCCGGGAGTGATCTCGATGTCGCGGCCCAGCTATTCGGTGTTAGTCCGCGAAAGGGTGCGCTGGGATCTTCAACCTATGTGAAGGTTATCGCTGAACAGGGAACTTTTTACGAAGCCGGTAAAACGGAATTCGTAAACATAAACGGTGTCCGTTTTATGACCGAGTTTGATGCAACGGTAGGTGATAACGGTTACACATATGTGAAAGTGAGAAGTGCTGGAACAGGATCTCAAACGAACGTGGCTCCTAATACGATTACGAACGTAGTTCCCGAACCTGTCGGCCATAAGGCGTGTTCAAATGAATATTACGCAGTGGGAGGGAGGGATTCAGAAGATGATGAAACATTCAGGATTCGGATTAGAAATAATTTGAATATATTATCAATTGGTACAAGGGAATATTTCACACAAGTTTTCCAAAATATAGACGATAGAGTGCTGATGTTTTTTAATTTCGGTGTAAATGAGAATGCGAAATTACAATTAGCACTTTCGACTCAGAATGGCGTTGAGTTTACCGATACTGAGTTGGCAAATTTACTAGAACAAGCTGCACCATATTTCCCGCTAAGTGATAGAAATAAATATGGCGATACAGTTGAGATAGTTCTTACGAATGTGAAATGGTATAGTGTGGGTGGAAGCCGGGGTGTTGATTTCAGGGTTGAGATAGCAGATAACTATGATCCCGATGATGTACGTCGGAATATTCAAATCGCGATGACAAAGTATCTCGATTTTAGATACTGGGTACCGGGATCGAAGGTAGAGTGGGATGATTTATTAGGTATAGTGAAGGATACGGAGGGTGTTAAGTATGTCCAAGATTCAACATTTTATCCTTCTGCCGACGAGCTTGTTCCCATAAATGAGCTTCCTCGTATCAGGGGGTTTGTGATGAGAGATTTAAAAGGTGATCCAATATTTGATTCAAACGGAGTACTGTCACCGATATTTTATCCCAGTGATTATGCCGGAGACTAAGAAACTGAATACATCGACCGTCTTCAATATATACAGACCTTATATTGAGATATTAACCTATTATGACAAGGATGGGACGGGAGAATTTTTATTCTTTTTCATATCTCAGTTTGACAGGACAATGGAGGGCGAGAAGATCGGTATCGGTGATTTGGTGATGAGGGTTAAGGGAGGTGTCGAGGATACATTTTATGTTGATGGAAACGGTGATTTGATTGTTGAATCGAATAACCCCGATCAATACAAGATAGATAAGTTAGATGGACAATTAATTCAAACAGTGAATGATTAGAAATTTAGGACAGGTCGCGGCCATATATATAGGGAGTTCCGCTCCCCGCAATACCAACCTGATATGGTTGGATAACACGGTTGTTCCGTTTGTGTTTCGCGCTTATGATGGGTCAGCATGGTCGGAAATTGCTACCCACAAATGGGTTCGAGCGTATGTCGACGGGTGGCTGGTTACATTACCACCCCGGCAACTAGCGGATGATGGTGATTACATGTTGATTAATTCGAACAACGTCAATTACAAGATAACCGTAAAGGATTTCGTTAAAAGTGCTGTGGGTAATCCTCTTGATTTCAAGGGGATAATCCGGGTGAGCGCGGATTTTCCTAATCCATCAACGTTGGAATCGGGTGATATGTATGTTATCATCACTTCGCCCGTCGGAGGAACGGTAACGGATCCGTATAGCGGAAAGACATTCGAGGATTCTGAGAAGATCGTCTGGGATGAGGTCACTCAATCCTGGGAATCTCTGGGAAAGATAGATATCACAGTTGATCTAACTACGTCATATTCAGAGACGGAAGTGACAATTCACAGTTCTGCCGGAAAAGAGACAACGATTCAGGGTGCGACAGATCAATTAGCCGGGGTTATGTTGCCGGGGCAGTATTCATGGTTACAAGCTCTATCAAATGGATCAATCGTTCCGGGAGATCCCTCACCGCTCACTCCGCTCACACCGGCGCATAAACATAATTATAATGATATCATCAATCGGTTGGTGAGTCAGCAAGGAACCGGGGAATCAACAATTGATCCGATGTCTCAGAAGGCAACGACTGATGCCCTTAATTTGAAGTTTGACAAAGCATCAGTTCTTCAAGTATCGGGTGCGGCGACGGATAAGGTCATGTCCCAGAAAGCTGTCACGGACGCGCTAAAAACGTTAAGTGATGATTTCAATAATAAACTAACCAATTACCTCCCCCTTGCCGGTGGTACAATGAAGGGTAGTATTAGATTCCCTATAGGAAATGGAATAGCATGTAATGATGTAGCTGGAACTGCTGCTTATGTGGTATTAAGAACTTGGAATGCTAATAACTCAACAAGAATGTATGTTGGTACTGTAAATTTTCCAACATATATATCTAGTACAGCTTCTGATTTAATACATGACAGAAATGGATCTTCTTATTTATTATGGGATTCTTATAACCTACCAACCCCAGCAAGCACAACTGATTTAAATAATTATTTACCATTAGCTGGGGGTACTATGACTGGCAGCATTATAATGAGTAATAGTATCACTATACAATCTAAAAATTCTAGTGGTAATTTAAAAAGATTAATTGGAAAGGGAAGTGATAATGTAACTTATATTGGAGATTCTGATGGGCATACATTCTTATATAGTGATGCTGCAGATATTTCTCATATAAGAAATGGGACCTCATACAGAATATGGGATTCTTATAACCTAACTAATCCAGTAACATATACTACAGATACATATAATCATGCAACATTAACAAATAAAGATGGACGGTATTTTACTTATATTAAAGCAGGAACTAATGGGTTATTGCCTCATTCTAAAGTTACATTAGCTAGTGGAGGATCAGGTTCCCTTGGGACTTCAGATCAGAGTTTTAATGCTGCATGTATAAACAACTTACATACAAATAAAGTAACTTTTGGAAATGCTGGGTCATTTATAGATAACCAAAGTGGAGATTCTAGTCATAAAGGTATTGGATTTTATACTTCCCAAAATGGAGCTTGTCCTGTTTATGTAGGAAGTTTATGTGTTTCAGATAGTTATGCTAATGGTGCTCCTAATATACCTACTAATGGGATATATTCTAAAGGAATTATATATATTGAAAATGGAATAGGATTTAGAAATAGTATTTGGACAAATGATTTAACTCCAAATAAAAATTATAGTGGATATTTACAAGTATTAGATGCTTATGATGCATCTAGTGCAGGAGGCCCTACTAATTATGGAACTGTATTACAAGTAAATTCAAGAAATGCTCATTGGGCAAATCAATTATGGTTCCCAGGTGGTGCAGAAGCTAGTAAAAATGGTCTTTATTATAGGCATATGGCTTATAATGAGACAACATATGGAGAGTGGCATAGGTTATTAACAAATAAAGATGTTAATATATTATCAGCATCTTATAATAATAATCCAAATAGTTTACCTACTAATCAAATATTTTATGCTGAAACTCAGGGTGTTGCTGGAACTCCAACAGCTAATGGGTTATTATTTAGTGTTCAAGGAGATGATGAAGGAATTCAATTATGGGCAAGTTCTACTAGAACTGAACTTTATTATAGAACTAAATGGACATCATATGGAAATTGGATTAAATTAGCTACTACATCTAATCTAGGTAATTATCTTCCATTAACAGGTGGGAAATTATCTGGACAATTAACAGTAGAATATGCAGGTTCCACTCCTCTTATTGTTAATAATAGTTATACTAATGGTGTTGATAGTATCTTAAATTTTAAAGTAAAGGGTGTAAATAAGACATTAGTAGGGTATTCAAATGGTAATGGTCCTTTTATTCAAGATGCATCTAATAATAGATGTATTATGGTAAAATCAGATGGAGCTTATTTTGGTACAGGATTAGGTGCAGGAACAAAATTAGCTTTAATTACAGATATTCCTACTGTTTCTGGATATTTACCTTTGTCTGGAGGAACATTAACAGGTGCTCTGACCATGAACAGCAGAAAAAATAATGCTGTAATTGATGTAGTTGGAGGAACAGGAAATAATTGGAATGGAGGAGCTGGAGCATTAAGTGTTCAAGTTCCAGGGGATGGGGGTCAAACTCCTTTATTAGTAGCTAGAAGATCTGGTGCAGCTATAGATACTACCACTGCAGCTGAAAGACTACTTAGTATGGAATTATTAAATACTGGTAATACTTTTAGGATTACTTTGTCTAATACTTCAACATTTCAATTAGACTTAAGCACAGCTAAAGGATTTTTATTTGGTAAGACTATAGCAACAACAGATCAAATACCATCTATACCAAGTATCTCTATATCTAATAGTGGTTCTGGTAATGCTGTAACTGCAATATCAGCTAGTGGTCATACATTAACTGTTACTAAAGGAGCTACATATTTAACATCTAGTTCTTTAGATGGATATGCAACACAAACTTGGGCTAATGGACAGTTTGCTTCTCTATCATTATATAATACTACCGGGCGTTATTCTACTATTAGAACTGCAGGAAATGAATTTTGTTTAGGAAATACTAATGCTACTTCTGCTTCCAATCAAATGTTTGTTAATCATAGCATTCCTTCTGGTTGTACTTATGCTCCTTCTGGTTGGATATGGAGAGC